AGATACACCATATTTCTTTGGTCTAACATTTAAGTTATTATACTCTGATTGGTCTAATGGAACTTCTGCACCCTCTGCAACTAATCTAATTGACATTGAATTCTCAACTTGCCTGTTAACATCTATACTAACTCCTGGAATTTGTGCTGGACCGTAATAACGGGCAGCTAATTCTCTTGGAATTAATGCTTTAGCAGTTTCTTCAACTAGTACTGGAGCAATCTGTCTTGGGATTAATAGTGTCCCTTCACTGCCTGTTCCTGTACTAAGATATTCGTTAAGATATTTGTATTCCATTTAGAATAATTTGACGAGAGAGTAGCCTTCACTTCCTGCTGGACTCAAAGCTCTACCGATTGGAGTATAACTTCCCATTACTACAATATCTCTACCAATAACAGCATCGCCGCCATTAGCATAAACTGCTTCTCCTCCTAATATTGTTCCTGCAGAAGTAATTAACCATGCGCCTGCTGTTGCAATTGATACATAATTATTTGTTCCTGAGGGCGTCAATCCTGGAGTTGTAATAAGACCATTAAACCATCTTCCCGAACCTGCTCCACCAATTACAATATCGTTTGTTACATAACTATTAGCTCCACTTGACAAAGAGTTACTAACTCCTGACAAATAAACTAACTGTCCTCCTGTAACTCCGACACTTGCTCTTACTGTAATAGTGTCCGGATGAAATCCATCAAAGATAGGTACTGGACCTGCTGGATTTACTACCATTCTTTAAGTAGGCCTTTTGGGTCGTTGTGAAGTTTACTCCACTTCTTCCTGTCTGGCATTTCCCATATTGCATGACCTGAACCATCTATGCTCCTTTCAATAACTAAACCTGATTTACTTACTTCTTTCTTTTCAGTTACTTCTGATTTCAATTCAGCTTTTGGTGTAACTACTTGTGGTATTACTACCTCAATTAATTCCAATTGCTTTAATGCAAACTCAATAACTTCAATAGAAGTTTTGGTCATGTCTAGTTCTTTGACTTTCTTTTCAACACAAAGTTTCTTGTATTCGTTAATTTTCCCTTGACGGATTGATTCCTTCAAAGTACTTATTTCTTCAGCTAATTTTGTTCTTTCACTGATTAATTCTTTAACTTCATTGTTTTCTTCTTGTTTGTCTACCAATTTCTCACCTAACCTCCTTTCACTTGTTGATTCTAAATTATTTTTAGAAATATTAACTTTGGCTTTTTGTGTTATGCCTATTGATGTTCCTACCACACCTGGTGTTGGAGTTGTTGATAATTCTAATGCGTGTATATCTTCTGCAATTAATATATCACTGTCTTTTTCTCTTACCATTCTTTTAGCGATTGCTCCGATACTTACTTCATTAATTCTACCATCTTTTATTTTTTCTATTATACCTGAACCATCTTCTTTAATCCAACCTTCATATGTAATTATTGCTCCATTGTTTATTGTTCCTGTATTAGTAACCTTACCTATTGTATTATCTGTTCTTGAGTCATGGTCTTTTAAAATTGGCTTTCCTTTTAGTGTTGGAGCAAACTTACTCAGTTCAGCAGCAGAATATAAAATGTTATTTCTACTAACACCTTCAGTAATTGCTGTTCCCTTTATAAAAATTTGTTCATTCACTTGTAATTACTTCCTGATTAAAAGAATCTATGCTTGAAGTTATAATTAATTTAACATTTTCAGCGACTATAATTCTGCCTTCCTCATCTAACTTTTCTTCTTTTAATAATATCATTTCTTTTACAAATATTTCAGACATATTATATCATAGAACGAGTAATATATATATGATAATATAGTAATTATACTTTATTAGAAGTTGCTGGCTGGCTATCTCTTATGCCTCTTGTTTCAAAACTATCTTCTGATATTGAATGAATATGCTTTCTAGTTCTATGTGTTTGCTTGTTAAATCCTCTACTTGTTCTTGGAAAGTTCTTAGCACCTTCTAAATCTGCTCTTGTTCCTCTTAATGTATTTATTGTTCCTGCTTGAGTAATAAAAGTAGAAGGTATTGTATTATCACTTCCTGTAAAGTCACTCCACTTACCTATTAAAGGAATATCCTCATTGGCTAATACTTCACTACCAAAACAATTGTGTTCAAAGTCTCCTGTATAAGGCATTCTAGAACATCTTTGCTGACATCTAGGGCATACAAATAATGTAATTCCAATATCTTTAGATTTCATTAATAAACCTCATTGTTTGTTTTAATTTTTCTTCTTTCTCTAATTTTAATATCTTACTTAAACAAGTTCCACATAGAAATATGCCATTATATAAACAAAGGGGTACTATTTTACCTACTAAAATCTTACACTTAAAACATTCAGTCATATCTTATTATTATTTGAACCTCTTTATCAAATTCTGGATTATATCCATAACATAATACCTTAATAACAAGTCTTTCATTTAATTTGCCCTTTGACAGACTCATGAAATACTTTAATCCACCCACATCTACAATTTACATGAATTGGAATTATTCCTTGTGCCTCTTGGATTGTAAATACTGTTCCATTAAGGCTTTCACATATAGGACAAGTTCTTTGTGATATACTTGCTAAAAATCTTACTTCCTCTACACCTTGAGATTTATAATGATTTAATATTCCCTCTGAAGCTACCCTTGTACTTTCTGTTCTTGCTATATACATTGGTCTTGTATTTTTATCTAATATTAATCTTTTTTGCCCTTTATCATTAATAGTATAAACACTCTTAAATCCTAATTTTCTTATGTCTTCTGCTATTTCATATATAGTTCCATTACCTTCAAAGTTATTAATTAATACATTTCTTAATTGATTAATCTGATTTTCATTCAATTTACCTAAAGCATAGTCTAGATTATTGTATCCCCTCAATGAACTAAAATCATCTGAACTTATGTAATTTAATATCTGTTCTTTGTAACCTATATAATCAAAGTTAATCCATTCAGATAGTTTTAGATTATCGTCTTCTGTATTAATACCTTCATGTATAAACCACTTATCATTCTTTTTTAATTCTTTAATATTTTCTGCAGCTTGAGGCTTTTCTCCTGGTATCTCTGGTTGTTTGATATTACCTTCTTTATCTCTCTCTATTTCAGGAACAATCTCAGGTTCAATCAAAGTCTTTATCCATTTCTCACTAAATTGTAAGACATTAGCTATTTCTATTTCTAACATTGCCCTTAATTGAGGACTTAATTGCATATTACTAAGTAACATTGTTAATTGAGTCATGCGTTGATTAACTTTGCTTTCACTTGGCTGTCCCCATTCCATTTCTACTCTTGCATCTAATTTGTTTGCTTTTAGGATTCTTCTAAATATCTTTTCTTCTATTACTTTTTCAATTGCTCCTTGTAATGATTCTATTCTTCTTTCCCATGTTTCTGCATCTGATTTAGCAAGACCTTCTGGGATATTTGCTTGTCCCATTATTGAAGCTGGAATTTGTGCTGCCATAAATAAAGTTTCTTTATCACTTTCCATAACCATACTAAACTTTTCTCCAATATTACCAAAATCAACTACTTTGAATTCCCATCTGTGGTCTGTTGCCCATTCATGCATATTGTTTAAATATTCTAAGGTCTGTCCTGCGCCTGTTACATCTTGAGCAGATACAGGTTCTTCAGGACTTCCTAGTTTAACATGAATAGGTGCATTGGCCTTTCTTTGCATTAACATATGTAAATCTCTTTCAGAAGAAGCCATATAATCTACTGTTTTAAGTAATGGAAAGATTAAACCTATCCCATAAGCGTCATCTCCTACCTTACCTAAATCTAAAGGTATTATTTCTTCTGGTGTAAAGGGTATTATTCTATTAGGATTAAACTTCTCAAAGCTACCTACATATTGATTATATGCCTCAACTATTCCATTCTTATCTCTCTTAATATACATAGAGGTTGAGTTAATTACTCTAAATTCAAACTCCTTTCCATCAAATGAGGCCTCTAAAAATCCTGTTCCTTTAATGCATGATTCTAATATCCACTGTCTTAGTAATTGGTCAAAGCTTGTTTCTTTAATAAATTTATTAATTAATAATGCTGCTTTAGGTTCTAAACTTGTTACATAAAATCCAGGAGAGATAATAAAGTCTAAATGCTTATCTACTATTGCTTTAACTAATCCTACTTTTTTATATGTCTGTTCTGCTAGTTTTAAATCAAATAAATGTTCTTCTCCTAGTTCTTTAGGAAATTGAATCTCTTTTCTTTGAACTTCTGATTTAATACTTTCAGTTATAGTTTTAATATTATTAGGAATATATATATTATTAAATGTCTTTTTGCGTCCCATTATGTGTAGATTAAGGTACAATTGATATTTATATTATATTCAAGTAATTATACTATTTACCTTCTTCCAGCTCCCACTATTGTTAATGGACCGAGCTTAGGCATTAGTTCAAACCACATTCTCATCATGAAGGTATCTCCTATATCTGTACTTCTGCCTATTGTTTGTTTAATCTCATCTTTACTTATTATTGATAATGGTTGGTCATTGCCTGGATTCTTTTGCTTAATTTGTTCTAAGTCTTGTATTATCATTTCTTTTATATCTTCTTGTATATCTCTATAAATTCCTATCATTCTCTTCTTAACATAATTTGACAGTAAGAACCAGCATTGTGCCTTTAAATTAGAGTAGTTTTCATACTTCTTTATTGTTTCAAACTTATTCCTAATTGGCTTTGAATTATTAATAAATCCCTTTACTCCTGTTGTATCTTTAACTAATCCAAATCCGACACCATCTTCATCTACTAAACATCTACTTCTTGGTACTTGATTTGTTATTAAAAATCTATCTAATTCCTCTGAGGATATATTATCCATCATTATTATTTTATTTACCATAAATCCAGTCCAACAGGTTAACACTGTTTTATCTCTACCTCTACCTGCTACATCAACAATAACATATCTATCTTCATTTCCTTTAGGTTCATTAGTAAACATATCTATTATAGATTCATAATCAAATATTTTAGTGGGGTCATCATCATACTCAAAGTTTCCATTAAGTAAACGTTCTCTTGTTATTTTATCTGCATTTCTTAATTGATTAATATATGATTCACTTAAATGTGGATTATCTGGTGCTAATGCTGGGATAAATACTCTATGTTTAGGCATTTTCTTATCTCTATATGGTTTGTAATATCGAGAATAAACATGATTCTTTGCTGGATTAAATGTTTCTAATATCTTAGGGGTTAGGTTATATTCTTTGTTTTTAGCTCTACCAATACGTGTTTTTATTATTTCTATGGCTTGTATATCATTCTCATTAGATTCATCTATAAATGCACCAGTAAGTTCTAAACTACCAAAGCGTGTATATAGTGGGTCGCTTGGTTGAGGGGACATATCCATTAGGAAGATTATGCTTTTATTATTAAATGTAATAATATTAGTTAAGCTGTTCATGTGAACTTCAGTTTGAGTATTAATCCTCATCTCCTCTATTACTCTAAAGAAAGATATAAGTGTTGTTTTCTTTAAGTTAGTTAATTCTCTTCTACCAATTAACCATGCTGTTTTAGGATATTTTAAGGCTTGAAGTATTATCCAAATACATCCTAAATAAGACTTGCCTCCTCCTGCTCCTCCACCATATCCTATCTCTGTCGTAGTCTTGTCTAATAATTTAATTAATGCATATGCTTGTTTACGTGTTAGTTCCATATTGGTCTTTTTCGTTCTCTTGCTTAATTATTTCTAGAACCTCATTAGGGATGTTTAGGTGTATGATTGTAGAACCTTGGGTACTTACATTGATATCTGTCTTACTTGGTTCCTGCCAGCCTCTGTGCTTGCCCTTGACCGCTAAGAACCACCTAATAGTACCCATATCATTACCTTCATTAACTTTGTTAGTTATATGATATTCTGCCTTATCTATTAATCTTTCTGTTTCTTGCTTTAAAAGTCCTTTTAATTCGCTATTTTCATCTAACTTTTCTACATATTTCCATACAGCTACACGTGATACACCCATTTTTTGAGCTATTATAGATAATATACCTGCACTTCCTTCTAACGCTTTCTTAAATTTATTTGGTGTTATCTTTCCCATGTTTGCTTATATCCTAATATTTTAATTATAGATTGACAATAAGGGCATTTCACAGTTAATCCATCTTTGAGTAGATTGTGTTCTATTGATTGATTCTTTCCTGTGGTAAGAATTACCTTTGTAAAACAATTTCTGCATATGAAACTTCCTTTTTTATCAAACCATTTCTTTCTATCTTCTTTACTATCTCCTGGTTCTATTAGTTCCATTATTCCAATTATTTGAGTATCCGCACTTATCGCATCGCATTCCTTTACTACTTACTTTTAGTTTCTTGCTTCTGCAATTGCACACTGGACACATCTTGGGCCTCACCAGTATAGACATTATCACTTACTTGAATGCTGAATTTACAGCCTCTTATTTTACATTGATATTCTTTATAAGTTACTTCTCTCATAGGCGCGCCTTTCCATTTATCCTGTGCTACTTTCTTAGTCTCCCCTAAAGAACTAAATCTAATTACATCTCCATAAGGGTTTAAATCTAACTCCGGAGAAGGTAATTTACTTGCTTCTATTCTTCCTACTCTTCTTTGCATTTCCTTTTGTTGCTTTTCTAATACATCTGTATAATCTAATTTAGCACATCTA